TTATAGTGATGCCTGTCATATGGTTTATTACATGTTTGTTCAAAGAAACGAGGATCACTTCTTTTAATTAATTCTGTCATTCCTGTGACCTCCACTCTTTTGTCATGGATTGATATGTTTCATCATACGCAGCCTAATCTCTTACTTTTTTGTAAACAGTTGCAGAGCGGGACTTTTCACAGTGTAATGCGGTTGGCGACTGCGGTGATACGGAACCATCGCTAGCGTACTTCTTTCCACTAGGATGATTTGCATACCTACGGGAGCGAGTAAATCCCATTTCAAGGAACTTCCGAGCCATGTCCATTCCAATGAAGTCCTGTTGCTTCTTATAGTCACAAAACATGGAGTAGATTTTATCAGCAGATTTGCGAGCAATATCTTCATTTACAAATCTCCAATGAGAACATATATCGTTAGTATAAGGGCGAACCAAAAGGACTCCCTGTTCTCCTCTTCCAATACGATAAAGTTTACGAGTTTCCTCGTCTGTAAAATCAAGTTTTTTGTAATTAAGGTCATAATCAAATTCCTTCATAGCCACTCAGGTTTGCGATCAGGTATGCGAAGATAGTTGGTTGCAGCCCATGGCTTTGATGCAATGTATCTTCGGTATGCAACGAAGGTGTCTATACTATCATCAAACTTCCATTCTTCAGGCATGGCACGAGGGAACTGTGTTGCCTTATGATAACAATCATTTGGAAGTTGTCCAGTTTTTTCGTAGAATATTGCTTCTGCTTCTAACAATGGTTCTTCACATGTGTGTGTTTTACCATATCTTTCTGTATATTCATTAGACAATCCAAATCCATGTGCAATAAGCCATGCAGTGTTATTAATATTTTCTGCAGCCCAGGCGGTGCAGGGATGACCTCTGAAGGCGCCTTTATCAGTTTTGTAGGGTGTACCATCCCTTTTGGTTAATTGACCCCAATCAAAGTACCATTTGGAATATACCATTGATAACATTTGACATGTCTCAAGGGGCATTTTGACAATGTGTTTGTCAGGTAATACTCTTGCCGATTCATAAGGGCAAGGTTCAGTCACGAATACATTCATAATTAATAATTATAGGTGCAGGGTCATTCCAATGGCGTATGTTCCCTGCGATAATGAAACAATTAGTAACAACTAACTGTATAAAAATAAAGGTGCGAATCTTTGCAATGGTGTCTGCTTCACTGTTAGACTTACCAGACTTTTCTCCAAGTGCTTTCGCCCATACTCTCCACCACTTCCTCATATACCTAACAACTTTCTTTGTCGTTCAAAGTATCCATGAAGAATCCATGAACTGCTGTTCATCTTTTCAGTTCCACCAACAGCCCACTCAAACTTTACTCTATCATTATTTCCAAACTTATCAAGCTCTGGTGTGTTACCTTTTGCACGGTCTCCACCATTACAAAAGACAACTGTTTGAGATATCTCTAGACATTTCTCAATCGCACCACAGGCAGAATCATCAACGTCATCCCAAGATACAACGGCATCAACCATATTCAGATGACGAATGATGTCTGCTCTTTCTGTCCAAGATTGAAAATATTGACCTTTCTTTCTTGTTAACCAAGGATCTCCATTTAGACCAACAACCAGATAGTTTGATAAGTCTTTTGCTCTTTCAAAGTATCGAATATGACCACTATGTATGGGATCGAATCCACCAGTGACAAGACTTACTTTTTCAAAGAACATTACTCAAATGTAGAATCAGGTTCAAGTGCGATGTAATATTTTACATCAATATCTGTGTTTGTAAAACAAGATAGAAGTTTTGATGATACAACCACGTTGTATGACCCAGGCAGAATCTTGATATTCTCTACCTTAAAGTTAAACACAAAATCATTTATGGTCTCGCCAACGGTCACTGAGAAGTGGTTGGATGTATCATTCTTCTTATCACGAATCACAATACTGATTGAACCATCCTTACCAATTACTGATAAATCTGGAACTTGATATACTGCAGCTGCCTTGATAAGTTTATCTAACTGTGTAGTGGATAATTGAAAACAAACATCCTCTGTAGGTAAAGTAATCTCTTTCTCTGGTGGACTTACAATCACATTAGGATCTGCAAAGAAATATTTTGATCTTGCTTTGTCTTCACTAATGACAGTGTATCCATCATTCTTAAAATCTAACTCAGGTTTTTGATGCAAACTTAATGCATTTAGAAACTGATTCAAATCATAGACACCAAAATCTTTTGGTATGTCTTCTTCAATTGTGGCCTCTGCAAGAATATTTTTCATCACAGAGATTGTTCTCAAAGAGTTACCTTTCTTAAATAATATAGATTGATTGATGGTCGAAAAGTTTTTCAACAACATCAATGTTTTATCAGAAAGTCTCATTTTTTGTGGTCTAAGTTTCATGTCACTAATTTTGCTGATCACTGGATAGGTCTCATCTAAAGTTCCTTCCAGTGTTTCAGCAGCTAAACTATAGGCGTTTATCATAAAGGGAGTTTTACTCCCCTTATTATATCAGGATTGTGGTGTATCGTCAACAGGTGTAAACTCAACATCAGCATCTACTTTGTCATACAACTCCATGAATGCTTGTTTAGTCTCATCATCAAAACGATTGACACAAACTTCGATTGCTTTCGCTTTGTTCTTGAAGATTGCATACGCACGGATGATGTGAACAAGTCTACGAGTTGAGATAATCTCTTCGATACCACCATCATAGAATGTTTTACGAATGATATCACCCCAATCAACAAGTCTTTTACAGAATTGAGTATCAGTAATACCAAGAGTAGATGCGACTCTTCCCAATATCTTTGTTTCGATAGAAGGTGATGGATAATCCTGTTCAAATGTTACTGGGAATCTTTCGAGGAATGCTTCATTGAGCACGTTAGTTCCAATAAATCTTCCGTCGTCTGAACCTTTACCCTTAGTATTTGCGGTTGCGAGTATGTTGAATCCTGCTCTTGGCTTAACGAATCTTCCAATCTTTTTAAGGAAAACACCATTTCCCTCAAGGACGCTTTGAAGGCAGAGGATTTTGTTAGAGGCAAGGTCGATTTCGTCAAGGAGCAAGATTGCACCTCGTTCGAGTGCTTCGATAACGGGTCCGTTATGCCATACTGTGGCACCATCAACAAGACGGAAACCGCCAATAAGATCATCTTCATCTGTTTCAATAGTAATGTTTACACGAATGAGTTCTCTACCTAACTGAGCACAGGCTTGCTCAATACCGAATGTCTTACCGTTACCAGATAGACCAGTTACGAAAGTAGGGTAGAATAACTTAGATGCAATAATTCTTTTAACATCTTGGAAAGAACCAAACTTCACAAAAGTGTCATCTTTCTGTGGAACTAAGTTCTTCTCTACAGCTGGCATCGCAGAAGGAGACTTAAAAGACTTTTCAATATTCTCTACAGACTTTTTGGTTACTGTAAGATTCCACTTGCCTGGACTAACTCTGTACTTTTTGATTTTTTTAGTTACAGTTGCGTATCCAATATTGTTCATTGCAGCAAAAGCACGAACGTCAGCAGCAGTAAGTTCATTACCATATGTGCTTTTTAATCCGTCAAATGCTTGCTGTTCTGTCATTTTGAGTTCAAAGGGTGCAAATGTTTTGTTTGTCATGATGTAATTTGTTTCGTTACACCTATTATAATGCACCAAGACATAATATCTATAACGAATGTGCCAGTTTAATAACTGGATTCCATTTGTTCTACCTTATCTCCTTCACAACAAGAGTAAGTTAAATCCTCTGTCCAGTAGGATTTGTATATTTTATTCCATACAACATCAAACTCTTCTTGATTCAAATTCTTAAACAAACATTTATCTTCTAGGTAGATGTGGTAGTACTTCATCATTCTTGTTTTTTTAGTTCGTCCTCTAATTCTTTAACTAATTTTTTCTTACTATATCTACGATCTAATTCAATTCCTAGTTCTCTACCAAATTCTTCTAATTCTATTTTAGATAAAGATTCTAGATCAACTTGGCCTTTATCAGAATCACCCTCTACTATATCGGGTTCTGGTTCTACTGGAACAGGTGGTGTGGGTGGAGTAATATTGCCACCCACTAAATCGCCAAATCTACTCATGGGTTTAAATTAATTGTTGCAAGTATTTATCATGCCACCAATTCGATGAACTCACTCAATATCTTTTTGTTCATCTTCTTACCTTTTAGAGT